TATAGCGTTGTTTACATTACTCCCGGGGACTTCCGCTACTTTGATTGCCCTAAATATAACGAAGTCAAGATTGCCCTTACCCGGCAGATGGGCAAGAAGATTAAGGAGATCGGTGCGGATTATCACCACATCGCAACAGAAGGTCCTCTTGGTCTGTCTGCTAGAAAATATTTTTCAAAACATCGTATTAGCTACACTACTGCTTACCATACTAAGTTTCCTGAAGGTCTAAAGAAACTTTTTGGTGTACCTGAACGGTTCACTTGGGGTTTTGTGCGTTGGTTCCATAAGAAATCTAGTGTAGTGCTGACCACCACTGACACTATGGTTAGAGAGTTAAAATCACACGGATTTAAGGGAACAGTTGTTCCGTGGACTCGCGGAGTCGACAGAGCCATATTCAATCCAAGTCAACGAACTGGCACAGTAACAAACGGACCTATACTGGTGTGTGTCAGCAGAGTCAGTAAAGAAAAGAATCTAGAAGAGTTTTTTCAAATGCCCTACGAAGGTGTCAAATTCATGGTAGGTGATGGTCCCATGTTAGAAGAGTATAAGGCACAATATCCTGATGTAAAATTTGTGGGCGCAAAGCGTGGTCAAGAACTAGCCAAATACTTTGCCATGGCAGATGTGTTTGTGTTTCCCAGTCGTTGGGAAACATTTGGGCTGGTAATGATAGAAGCAATGGCCTGCGGCACACCAGTTGCGGCTTATCCCTGTCAAGGCCCGTTAGATGTAGTTGACGAAGGCGTTACTGGTTGTATGCGTGAAGACTTAGTTCAAGCAGTCAACGATGCGTTATTATTAGATAGAGATCGAGTCTTAGCAGGCAGTCAACGTTGGACTTGGGAAAAGGCCTGGGTCATATTCCAAGATAATCTTATTTCTTTAAAATAAGATCGTAAATTTCTTTCCAGTTCTTGGCAACTGGATATGTACATTCGTGATTCATGTTGTGCCCGTGCTCGATAAGAATACTTTTCAATCCCAATGTGTGACCAACATCAGCATTGGCAGGTTTGTCTTCAATCCACCATAAGCCGCTATCTTTGTAAGGCAATAAAGCTTCATCTTTGTCTGCACCGGTATCCAAACAAATAACTGTTTCAATAGCATTACCAAACAACTTGCGCAGATTCATTTCACGCAGTTTACCTGCATTCTTGTCTAGACTTAGACTTGTGATAACACGGAATTCGTAACCGTGTTCTTCGTGCAGTCTTTTAACATAGTGAGCACTATCACGCAGTGCTGGAAGGAACCCGATAGCTGCCGACTCATTAAAAGTTTTTACAACCTTTTTGGCATCTTGTTCTTCTAGCTCGTTATAGTGATGATGTAGATAGTAGCTTTTCTTGTTATCCGCTGTTAGGGTGTAACCGCGTTCTTGCATCCAAACTGAGAATGCCCATTCCCAATCCAATAATACGCCATCTGCGTCTGTAAGTATCAGTTTGTTTTTCATAGTTGTATTATATACTCAGTTAACAGATTTGTCAATGGCCTAAATACTTACTATGGATATTATATTAATGACCCTAGTGATGGTCCAAATCACTATAGCCTGTGTAACATTATATCTACACAGAAGCCAAACACATCGAGCTGTCCAATTTCATCCTGCTATTAATCATTTTATGCGTTTTTGGCTATGGCTAACAACAGGTATGGTTACCAAACAATGGGTAGCAATACATCGCAAACATCATCAACGTTCAGACCAAGAAGGTGATCCGCACAGTCCACAAATATACGGCATATGGCGTGTGTTATTTGGCGGGGCATTTTTTTATCATAGTGCCAGCAAAGACACAGCCATGGTTGATTCATTAAGCAAGGATTGCCCTAATGATTGGATCGAACGCAACCTTTACTCCGCACACAGTCGCTCAGGTATTCTTTTAATGTTGGTCATAGACCTTTTGCTCTTTGGACCGTGGGGATTCTTAGTGTGGGGTATTCAAATGATATGGATTCCGTTTTGGGCTGCTGGAGTAATCAACGGAGTTAGTCATTGGTGGGGATATCGCAACACCGATACTAAAGACACCAGCCGTAACATCATTCCGTGGGCGGTGTGGATTGGAGGCGAAGAACTACACAACAATCATCACAGTGATGGCGCCAATGCCAAGTTCAGCCAGAAGTGGTATGAATTTGATCTAGGTTGGATGTACATCTGCATCCTGCGTTTCTTTAAATTAGCAACGGTCAGATAAAGAAAAAGCACCCGAAGGTGCTTTTCTTTTACCGCTATATATTGCTCTACGAGCGTATATTATTTCTTCACGCCGCTATTAACAAATGAATACATCTTTTCGGCGGTTTCTAGTACTTTGTCTAGACCTGGAAATGATGGCATCTCCACAGTACTAACGATTTGACCAGTCTTCTCATCACGAGTAGCAGTCATTTCCCAGCCTTGGAATTTGGCATGGAAGTCGTCTTGTACTAGGCTTTTTGCCATTCCTAAAATATCTGTACGGATTTCATATCCGTTCTTGTTGAATTTAACTTCTGGTAGTTTTGGTGTTTCAAATGCGTTTGACATAATAATCTCCTGTGTGTAATGTCTGTTGTTAACAACTACTTCTTTTTCGCTGTTAACTTATTATATATGCTCTGTGATTGAAAAGCAACTTATTTCTTGAACTTGTTTACTCGTTCTTTAATAAGTTTAACCACTACGTCACTGAGCACAACCTCATAGTGGTTATAATCTACTTCTACTAGTTCCATATCTGCATGATGCTTTTGACTGACAATGGTCACTACACCATCGTTAGCTTCGTGCATAAATGGACTTTGACCTTTTACTGTTACAATGTTAGTCCACGGGTGCTGTATCTTAATGTTCCTAGACTGTTTCATAACCCACGAACTAGGACCAATATCACGCATCAGTCTGCTGAATGGCAAGAAGTATTGAGCATAGTCTGCTACTTCAGCACCACCATAGGGTGTACTCAATGTAACAGCCCCCTTAACAGCATCAGGCATTGCATTGGCTAGATGTAATGCATATATACCGCCTAAACTATGAGCTACAAAGAAAATATTTTTAGTAGCTATCAAACTAATTTTCATAGCAGCTAAATTATTTTCAAACCCATTGCGGCTATCGTAATTAATGTCTAGGCCATTACCTAGTTTGCTCTTAATATAATTAAAACTCTCACTAGTGGCATTTGCACCGTGAATATACACCAAGTTCATGCCAGTATTTATTAAGATCCGTATACAGCTTTGGCTTCTTCAGTACGTCCTTGACGAGCAAGGCTAGCAGCATAACGTGCTTGGCCAAATGCTTCTAAAAATGACCAGATTGTGTTTAATATTGTTTTCATAGATAACTTTCCTTTTGGGAGTTGAATTGTTGGATATAGTGTTCCAACTGTGCGGCATCGGTAATGCCTTTGGTGCTTAGATAAGCATCTAAGCGGCTTTGGTAGCTGGATCCAGGGAACATTTCGGATAGACGTTCCAAGATGCCTAACATTTTTTTTGATATGTATTTCATTGTGTTTTCCTGTGTGTTTGTGTAGACTACTGGTTTCTACTGAGTATTTAGTCCGAGCTTGTGCGATCGCACATTTTTCAGTACAATGTTATTATTGTTTAAAATGAGTTAAATACACGATAGGAAATAATTTATGAAACTTCGAACCAGATCAATTCTGCAAGAACTTAATGAAATTGCTGAAGTACGTAACACGGATTCACTAATCGAAAGCCGTGCTACCAACATCATTAATTCCGCTATTAATCTGCTGGAAAGCATACATAAGCACTATGATGCTGAAAGTGCTGACGAGCTAGAACGCCGTCTCATCAATGCTATCAAAGGGCAAGATCCTAGTAAATTTACCCGTGGTGTGCGAAGAATTGCAGAATCACGTAAAGCCAAAAGAAAACTAGAAGAATCCAATGACAATGAGTAATCTATTCGAAGGCGGCAATGTATTCAAAGATGCCGACAAAAAACCATTAACACAACGCATTGCAACCGGTGACGTTGAAGCCACAGTAGCCTATATTGAAAAAATAACAGGTTTGGACTTTACCAAAGAAAAAGATCTAGATGACAAGAAGCCTGTCAAATGGTTAGGTACTACTGGCCGTAAAGAAGATCCAGACGGCACATTTGAACGCAACAGTTCCGGAGATCTAGATCTTTCAGTGGATGCCAACGAAGTAAACAAAAAAGAATTTGCTGACAAGCTGATTGCACAGTTTGGAAAAGAAAATGTAAAACTCAGCGGAGACAACGTACATTGGAAAACTCCCATCAACGGTGATCCAAGTAATGGATTTGTACAGGCTGACTTTATGTTTTCAGCTAATACCAAGTTCCAGCAGGGCAGCATGATTGGTGGACAAGGTGAATATCGCGGCGAGCATCGCCACATTGTGCTAAGTTCAATTGCTCGTGCCCGCGGTATCAAATACAGTCCCAAACACGGAATACTAAATGCTACTACAGATGAGCTACTGCCAAATGGCAACGATTGGAATCAGATTGCCAAAGTTCTGTTAGGACAAACAGCCACAGTTAAGGATATTAAATCAGTTGATGCAATTCTTAACTACATCAAGAAGTTGCCTAACTATGAAGAACTAATTGCAGGCGCTAGAGAAACACTAGGCAAGCAAGGTATTACCCTACCAGAAAACGTAATTTCGTTTGAAAGCGCCATGACAGGAACACCTGCCTGGTTTCGCAAAATGATGGAACGGGTTAAATGAGAGCATTTGAATTCCTAACCGAAGCTGAAGCTCCTGCCCCCAAGAAGGTGGGCCGCGAGTTTAATCACCTAGAAGATCTAGTGTTCGCAGAAGCCAACGGTGCTAATAAAGCAATTAAGATTCTAAAAGATCTAGCCAGTCCTGAAACTAAGATTACCATCAAGTGGGACGGCAACCCTACAGTATACTGGGGTCGTGAAGATGATGGCTCATTCCGTATGGTGGGCAAGAACAACTGGGGTCGTGAGGAAGGCAAAAGCAACAGTCCAGAAGAGCTACAACAGTTTATTATGAGTCGCGGCAAAGGTGAAGAGTGGCGTCCTAAGTTTGCCGGCGATATGGCAGCTCTGTGGCCCATATTTGAAAAGGCAACACCTGCAGACTTCCGTGGCTATGTCTACGGTGACATCTTGTTTCACCCTGGCAAGCCCTACGAAGGCGCAGATGGCAAAATTAGTTTTACTCCCAATCAAACCACCTACGGTGTTAAGGTCAAAAGCCCCTACTATCAGAAATTGATCAAGGCCAAAGTGGCTGTAGCGGCACACAAGGTGTTTGGTTACTTTGGAGACAAAAGTGGAGAGGACTTTGACAATCCTGAGCAATTCTCAACCAACCCGGAATTAGCAGTATTTGGCTTGACCAGTGTTAGCTATAGACCAGCTGTGGGAGCAGATAATCTTGCAAAAATAGAAGCTTTGGCCAAATATCAATCAGCAATTGAAAAAATGTTGGCACCAGTTCCCGGAATGGGCTATTTACAAACAGAAATTTACACCTTTGTTAATAATCAGTCAAAAGCTAAACAATTAGACAACATCAACACAGAAGCCTTTATGG